GTGAAAAAATTCCTGTCTGACTTATGGAGCGCTTTGAAAAATCTCGTAACAAAAGCAGCTCAAGGTCTTTGGAACAATGTGAAAAATCAGTGGAATGCATTGAAAAATGGAACAATCAATATTTTTAATTCGGTGCGAAAATTCCTCTCAGATTTATGGTCTGGAATCAAAAATAATGTGACAAAATTAGCATCATCAGCAAAAGAAGGTGTAGTAAATGCATGGACTTCACTACGCAACCGTACAACGGAAATGTTCCAAAGTATCAAGTCCAAAGTGAATTCTGTTTTTGATGATATCGTTTCAGGCGCTAAAAAGTTACCCGGACGTATCGGTGATGGTATCAAAGCAATGGCCGGCGGCGTGAAAAAAGGTGTTACTTCATTCGCAAACACTTTAGTTGGGGCGATGGGTAAAGGCTTAAACGGCGCTATATCCGGTGTAAACTGGGTGCTTAACAAAATAGATGTAAAAGAAATTCCTAAATGGAATGTACCAAAGTACAAGCGAGGAACAGACGGGCATCCGGAAGATGGTCCTGCTTGGGTTGGCGATGGGTATAAACAAGAATTAATGCTTAGACCTGATGGGACTGCTGCACTAAGTCCAAATAAACCTACACTTGTCAACATGGAGAAAGGAACAAAAGTATTGAGTGGTGAAAAAACAGCTCAATTCATGCGTTCAATAACTGCTCCAATGTATAAAAAGGGTAACGTTATCGGTGACGCTGCAAAAGCTGTTGGTAATTGGGCTAAAGATACAGGTGGCCAAGTATTAGATAAAGGACAAGAAGTTTATGAGCATGCAAAGGATAAGACAGTAAAAACAGCAAGTAAAGCAAAAGATTTAGCTATAGATGTTTGGGATTACATGTCTGATCCGGAAGGACTCATGAAAAAGGTGTTCGGCAAATTCATTCCGGATCTACCGAAACTAGGTAGTGCAGCGGGTGATATTCTAACCGGCGGCGTGAAGAAAGCAAAAGATTCTACAGTTGGTTTTATTAAATCGAAACTAGATGAATATATGTCTTTCTCAGATGGCGGTGGAGATCCTGGTAAAGTTGGTCCAGGTAGCGGATTTGGTGGTATGCAGCCTTATGTAGAAGCTTGGTATAGAAAGGTTAAGGATAAATTCGGGAAAACTTCATTCGCTGGTGGTTATAACAACCGTAACATGGTTGGCGGTAATTCAAAATCAATGCATGCTTTCGGGAGAGCCTTTGATATTTCCGGGTCTAAGGGTACGATGGCGAAAATCGCTGAGTATTTACGTACTGCAGCAAGTAACTTGCAATATGTTATCTATAATCACCGAATCAGTGGACCGGGTAAAGGAAAGAAATGGCGTCCTTACGGTGGAGGGGGAAAAAATCCTCATACCGATCATGTACATGCAGACTTCTTCCCGCCAGCAGGACAAGGCGGTGCTGGTAAATCCGGTAAAAGTGCAGAAGCTTGGAGAGGTGCAATTTTAAAAGCTGCAGCACAAATGAAAGAGAAAGTAACACCTGCACAAGTGAACGGGATTATTGCCCAAATTCATAGAGAATCCAAGGGTAATGAAAAAATCACTCAAGATCCAAGGTTGCGTGATATCAACGTAAGAAATGGAAATCCTGCACGTGGATTGCTTCAATATATACCGCAATCATTTGCGCGCTTCAAAATGAAGGGATTTGGCGATATATATAACGGCTATCACCAGCTTTTAGCATGGTTTAACAATACCAATTGGAAGAAGGATTTAAAATACGGCCGTTCCGGTTGGGGGCCAAGTGGAAAACGTAAGTATGAACGCGGTGGAATTATCAACTATGAACATGATGCAACCGTAGGTGAAGGTGGAAAACGTGAAGTTATTATTCCGCTTGAACAATTCCGCGCCCGTGCATTACAGCTCTTTAGATATGTAGGTGAGCAATTAGGTTTTGATATGGATATGTTGATGGATGGTAGGTTGTCTTTATCATCGTTGCTGCAAGGTTTAACTAACAATGCAGTTTCAGCTATTACAACACCAGTTTCTTCATTCGCTGCAGCTGATTACGCTAATACAACAAACTTAGTCAAAAACTATCCAGCTAATGAAAAACCTAGTCAAACACCTGAGCGAAATAGCCAAGATGATAAGCCTATTCTTGTAGAGCTTAATATTGATGGTAAATCGTTCGCTAAAGCTACTTACAAAGCACGTAAAGAGTATGACAGTAAGCAAGATGATGTTAAAAAACGATTTTAGGAAGGGGTGATAACCTTGGGTATTACATTTAACGGTGAACGCCGAAGTTATTTGAATATCGCACCAGGCTGGAAACGTCCAGCTTGGGCGCCGATTCAAAGAGACATTCTAAAAATTCCAAACCGTCCGGGTGGTTATCATCAGCGTACAACCGTAGATGTTCGAGAAATTACTATTCCTATTTGGATAAATGCAAAGAATCTGCAAAAGATCAAAGAAGATTTAGCTGCTTGGTTGATTACAGATGAAGCAGCGGAATTAATCTTTGATGATGAACCTGACCGTGTATATTATGCATTGGTGGATGGTTCGTTTGATCCTGATGAAATTGTGACACTTGGACAGGGTACAATAACTTTTATTTGTCCTGATCCTTATAAATACGCAAAAACAGAAAAGGTTGCCGATGCGGTCATATCAAACGGTACTGCACTAACAACAGCTAGTAACGCCGGGACTGTTGAAACGCAACCAGTTATAGAAATTCAAATTGATAAAAGCTATACAAACATTGATATTACTAACGGTGAAGAGATCAACCGTATAGGCCGCGTTGTTAATTTAGAAGATTATGCAGTAGATAAAGAAGAGACTGTATTGAATGATAAATTAACTTCAATTGTTGGGTGGGCTAAAACGGAAGGGCGCGTAGGGATTGATGGATACGCAACGGGCAACATGAAATCCGATGGATACCGTTTTATAGCTCAAGATTTTGGAACTACTCAAGACGCTTGGCATGGTCCTTTTTATAAAAAATCATTAGGGCAAACTTTAACAGATTTCCGCATGGAAGCAATGGTGGAAATTTTAAATACCAGTGAAGATAAATTTGGAAAGGTTGAGGTCTACTTGTTAGATGAAAACAACCTTTCTGTTTGCATGTTAACAATTAAAGATGTTGATTCATCTGGAAAGCGTAACTACGCTACAGCACGAACAGGCGGCGGTGATGCAGGGTACAGGGATATTGTTAGTACATCCGGCGAAAAGGAATCAACTTACTGGAATTTCTACGGAATATTACGGGTTGAGCGGGTTGGCACACGCTGGACTGCTTATGTTGCTAAAGTAGATAAAACCACTGGAAAACATACAGCAAGGACGTTCAAAGAATTTAACGATGTAGAACAGCAATTTATGAGAAAACCGACTCAAATAGGCATCTACATTGCGCAATACGGAACGCGTCCGGTTCCATCGCTGAGAGCTGATGATGTAAGAGTGTATAAGATTAACCAGCTTACTAAAAATCAAATTCCTTACATTGTAAAGCAAGGGGATGTAGTCACTTTTGATCATAAGAGTAAAGATATTTTAGTAAATGGTGAATCACGCCTTGATTTAAAAGCATTTGGTGGTGAATATTTTCCTCTCAATCGCGGTGATAACGTTATTGTTACAAGCCCGGCCTTGCCTACTAAGGTAACGTGGAGGGAGAAATTCAGATGATCCACATTCTTGAAAAACAATCAGATGATATTGTTGCTACACTTGATGAAAGCCTGCATTCAGGGGACCACAAAAGAAATTCACAGTTAGAAGAAACGTTTGAATTTTCTTGTCCTGCAGATCATCCAAAAGCGGAGTTTATTGTAGGAAGGAATAGGGTTGTAATTCCTGATGAAGACGGTAATTTTCGTGAATTTATCATAGATGATATTGAACGTGACGGTGATGAAGTAACAGCTATTTGTACAGCATCATATTTAGACCTACGTAAGCAAAAGACTATTGAGCCTAAAGAATTAACAGGGCAAACAGTCAGAACCGCCGGTAACTTTGTGTTAGATGGTACTGAGTGGGAAATGGGTGTAACAGATAATGAAAACATCAGGAAAATATCTTTTGATTACTCAGATCCTTACGAATCAATACAGCTCATAGGAACAACTTTTGGCCGTGAATTAGATTTTCGGGTAGAGATTGACGGAAACCGAATTGTTAGACGCGTTGTAGATATGCTTGAGCAAGTTGGAGAATTCAAAGGTAAAGAAGTTGAATTTGGAAAAGACTTGCTTAATTTGGTGCGTAAAGAAAAAACAGATGATATTTTAACAGCTCTTTTGTGCTTAGGTCCTGAAAAAGATGATGGTTCGCGGCTTTCTGTTGTGGTGCAAGATAATGACGCATTAAGACGTTGGGGCCGAAAAGGAAAACATTTGTGGAAAATATATGAACCTGAAAGCTCAGATACAGAAATGACAAAAGAGCGTTTAACTTCTTTAGGTAAAACTGAATTAGCCAAACGGATCAACAGCATTGTTGAATATGAAATTTCACAAGCTGATTTAGAAAACGTTCCAGGTTATCAACATGAAAAAGTTAGGTTTGGGGATACATTACGCATTAAAGATTTACACTACATTCCTCCTTTGTACGTAGAAGCACGTGTAATTAGCGTAGAACGTTCTTTGGTTGATAAAGCATCCAAGAACTATACATTAGGAGAATTCGTTGAATACTCTCAGCGGGATGTATTAGCTGAATTTGATGATTTTAAAAAGAATCTAAGGGTTAAGATACTCAGACAACCAACGCCGCCAAAAGGGGCGTTTAATGTGTTGTGGATAGATACATCTAAGCCTGTAGAAATTCTTTACACCTGGGACGGTTTTGAGTGGAAAAAAGCCACGCCTACAACAGCTAGTGAAATAGGAGCTGAAACGCCGGAAGGTGCGCAAGAAAAAGTAGACAAAATCAAAAACGATATTGTTTACAAAGTAGAAGTAATTTCAAGCAATGGTATGACATTTAAAAACGGTTTAATAGATACAGAGTTAACCGCCCGTGTTTATAGAGGAAAAGAGAACATAACGGATACATTGCCAGTAGAAGCGTTCATTTGGACGAAAAAAGAT